AAGTGTCATCCGTTACCACCGGACCTATACTTCGGTACGCACCCCTGGATTTAAGAAAAAGTCGCGCGATCACACGCTTCGTCCAAATCCGTACAGTATGTCTATGTACAGGATTTTCGATGGAACGTATGAGAGCAGAACTGATTCGGTTACTAATGGTACTCCTGGTTGGAGTATCTTAAATAACACAATCCAAGGGCTTGGTCTTATGGACACAAATCCACAGCCGCATGATGCGGCAATGGTTAATCCTGCAATCGCTAAATTGGCGGGCAAGATTAATGCTGCTAACGTAAACCTAGGTGAGGACCTCTTCACGGCTAATCAGACTATCCGTCTGTTTACATCAAATGTAACCAGATTAGGAAAAGCTTTTCAGCTGTTACGGAGGGGAAATCTACCTGGGGCTATGAAGCAGCTTCGCAAACCGGTTAAAGGAAGTCTAAAGCGAAAATTTAATGCACTGAAACAAGGCGGAAAGTCAGGCACGGTCCTGGCCGCAGAAATGTGGCTAGAACTACGCTATGGCTGGATGCCCCTAATCGGTGACATTAAAGGTTCTCTCGCGATTTTCTCTCAGCTCTTGTCAAAGAGCCCGACGGTTTGTTATGTCCATGCCAGTAAGACAAGTATTGCGAATGGCAAAATCGGCCTTAGTTACGACACGATAACCTTCCCTGCTCCAAGGACCGCGTGGAAATATTACACGGTCACGAGCAGTACGAAGTTCGGGTTGTATTATAAGGTAGATGATGTCTTCAAAAATAAAATGTCCCAACTGGGATTAACCTCTCCTGTGTCGCTCGCATGGGAGCTAATACCGTATTCGTTTGTAGTGGATTGGTTCCTGCCCATTGGCCAGGCCCTTGAAGATTTATCTAAATTCGAGGGTTTGGTCTTTGATTCAGGCTACAAAACTCAACTCACGAAGACGTACATTTCGGTCATTTTCAATTCCGATGAATTTGTTCAGGAAGCGCCAGGATTTTCCACGCGTCGAAGGAATACTGGGAACGGGTCTGAAGAATTGGTTAAAATGGATAGGACTATCCTCACGGATTTTCCTAAACCAAATTTTCCAAGGCTAAAGAACCCTATTACCCTTATTCATGCGGCTAACGCGGCAGCCCTGCTCGTAACCCGATTTTCTCGGAAATGATTGAGCAACGACCTTGTATCTAATACGAAAGGCTTCAAATGTCAGCTATAGCTGCAATCAAACTGTCAAGCATACTCGCGCGCACTGCACTTAGTACAAGTGCGACGATAGGCGTTGACGTTTCTTCCTCGGGATCACCCGGGAATCTCGACCCTGAAGGATTTACTCCGACCGGAATCGCGAAATGGGTAGACCGATCAAGTGGTTACCAGATCGGTTATCCAAGTTTGACCCTGTCTGCTAAGGCGCCTACCAAGACGTCTCGCGTGACTCGTGTTCAAATGAAGTACGTTTCTCCTACCCTTGAGGTGACGTCACCGTCAACGTCGACAGGTATTCAACCTGCACCGACGAAAGCGTATGACCACACCTTTAACGGGGAGTGGTTAATGCCAGAGAGGGGTACACAGGCTGAAAGACTTGCGTTTTTCAACCGAGTGGTCTCTCTCATGTTCGATACAATCACGGCCTCGGATGGGACACCCACTGATTCAACGGGTAGCCCAATCTATGGAGCGGTTGTAACGTTGGATAAACCTTTCTAGGTTTGTCCATCTAGCCCCAGTTATATCGGGGTGCATTAATCACCGGAGAACTCCTATGTCTTCTAAGAAGTATAGGGCCTTGATGATTAAATCATCGAGGAAGTACCGCGTGCCCGGAGGATTTACTCTTTCGGTAGTTCATGAAGTTCTCAGTTCCCTTGATTGTCCGAGGTCCTTAGCTGTCTGGCTCATCATTCGTGATGATCCAAAGCAGTTAAAGTCCCTCGGATTCGATCCTTTGCATTACAAGGATCGTTTTGATCTTAGGGACGCTTACACTGCTACCAAAATCCTATCGAAATCCGATTTTCTAAAAACCGGTATAAGAAAGGACGAAGTAGCTATTGCTAAGTTTCTAGAAATGGAACTTAGATGTAAACGCACGAATGGCCGATTCAGGGCACTAGCTTTCGACCCACAATATACGGGTTCGAACGTTACATTGCTTACTGCAATGCAGCGTAAAATTGAAAGTGTCCTTGTCGGTTACTCGCCTGATGAGCTTTTCGAACTAGCCAATTGGGGTCCAGGAGCTACCACCCTTACAAAAGGGATGGATGCGACTGCTTCCAATAAGTTCCAGTTAGAAACTGGAATTACGCGAGACTTGTACTCCCTTGTTGCCCCCTGTCTCACGACAGGTTACCCGATCTGGTCAGAACACCTAAAACAAATAGGCTTCCCGACAT